CAAGTCTCTTGGCCGTTGGACGGGAGCCCCCACGCATTGTCTAGTTCACGCCTCACGCCTTCATAGACGGCGTCAGATGCCGTGCGAAAATATCTCATTCTATTCCCCACTTGCCAATCATGTGCGACGTAAGTGCCGAAAGGTTGTTTGGCGAGAGAATTGAATCGTAAACAACGATCTCCGCTATATGTCCGCCGTGCCAGCGCGTCGCAGTGTTATCTGCCGCCCAGCCTCGCGCCCCAATGAATGCCCGGTGCAATCCGCTGCCGGTTAGCAAAAAATCTCCGGTCGGCAAATTTCCACTCCCGGCCGTAATGTCCTGCGTAAGGTCGGTGCCGTTGATTGAAACGGACAGAGTTCCATCGCTGCCAGACAACTCCCAAACAATTACGAACCTTGCAGATGCGCCAGTAAAAGAAAAATACCGGTCGGCATAATCACCGAGTGTGCTTCCGGCACCGCGCCCAAACGTCAACTGCATGGCAGTTGAGTTTGCGAGCCCGTAGTCAATGGCAAGTCCAGTGATATAGTCGTCTCCATTGTCTCGCTTTAGCGTAAAAAAGTTTCCGTTTCCTGCGGACACATCAGCAACAATGCAAAGGGTAAGGTCGCGCGTGCTGGCAGCGTCAATAGCCACGGCCGTCTCTAGGAAATCATCGGCACCATCAAACAGAATCGCACGCTTTCCGTTCCACAAAGCCGATTTAGCGGCGGGGCGGTTTAGGTTGACTGACTGCGTGGCGTGAACGCCGTTTCCGCTCTTGTCGCCCCAATACCCTACAGGATCGTCATTACCTGCGGCGCCTGTTCCGTCGCTGTTTTGAGCTATGGTCGTGGCGTCGTCAGCATCGAACCAGACAAGCATTCCAGAAATGCTGCTTGGCAAAAAAGACGTATTTGCCTGACCGCTAGCCTTCGGCCGCAGCAGTCTCGGATTCATCGGCATGCGACTACCCCTTGGCCATCACGGTCATGGCGCAGGTTGTCGCACCCACAACCACTGGCACCACATGATTGACGGCGAAGCAGGCGTCCGGAACGGGATGGATGCCGACCGTCAACGCCGTAGACAGGGCCGAGCCATCTGCGTAGATCCGCTGCGGAGTCACGCCAGGATCGACGGTCCCGAACCAGTTGATCTGCGTGGCGCCGTTGGTGTTGGCAATCATCACGCACGCCCCGCCGAACCGGCCGAACGGGAACTGACCCGAGGTGGTCGCGGCCGAACTGTTGGCCGTGATCACGGACCCGGGGCTAAAGTGCCTGGCAATCTCGTTCATACTCCTCGTCCTTTCGCTCGGTATGCATGCTTCTCAATGACCTTGGCCCGCAGCTCGCTCGTCTTGGCCGAGGGGTTCGTTCGCTTCTCTTTGCGGACGGCGTCCTGAATGATCGACTCCGCCAAGACGGTGCGCTGCGGAGGGGCAGGGCCGGGGTCGTAGTTCACGCTGCCTGAGACTGCCATGCGACGGGCCTTGGCCACCTTCAGCACATCGTCGTTGCTGCTGACCCAGGCGGCCGGATCACGCCAGCCACGCTTGTCGGCAATGCCAGCGCAGTAATACTTGCCAGAGGGATTGATCCCGGCCTGCTTGGCCTCACGGATCATGTACTTGGCCTGGCGCTTGGGCAGGCTGTCGAACTGCTCGTTGTTCTGCCGGCCTTCCAGGAAAGCCCTCTCCGTGCCCTTGGTGCCGGGAGGGCATTGGAGGGCGCACATCTCCGCCCAGCGTTCGCCGTAGGGCAGGGCGGCTTCGTAGGTAGCGACAGCCTCTCGGCCGCGGTCAAGAATGGATTTGGGGATCATATAGGACTATTGGGCTGGAGGGGCTTCGGGAGGTGCTTCTGGGCCTGGAGGCGGGCCTGGGGGCGGGGGAGGCGGCGGCGGGACAAGGAACTCCGCAACGTCCATCTGGTTGACCTTGCCCCAGGTGGTGAGCATGGCGTTGAAGATTTCCGGCCTGCCGGACTGCATCAGCCCCTGGGAGACGGGGGCGATGATCTGCATGAAGGTGTTCAGGTTCTCTGTCTTGGTGGCGATGTTCGGCTTGCGTGCCGAGCCGGCCTCCACGCGGTACGAATATTCCCTGACGATGTTGTCGGGGGCTTCGTTCTGAACGTGCATGCCCCAGGCTTGCGCCGCCAAAGGGCCGAGGAGCGGTTCGACATCCTGCGGGTAGATCAGCCAGCGGGCCATGAGGGCCTCTTTGCGGGCGACTTCCGACAGACGGTCCTCCAACGTATTGGCGTAATCGTCGGGCCTGACCGAAATCTGCTCGCTCTTCACGGCAGCTTCTGCTGCACTCCTGAAGGCTGATCTGGTCATACCGTAAATGAGCTCGGTCAACCCGACGCGGCGGTCGAACATCTCCGTAACGGCCTGGATGATGTTGAACATGTCCTGGGTGACACCAGGCATCTGGAAGACCGAGATCACATCGTTCACCGAGCGTCCCACGGCCTCGGAGATTTCTACGATGTTGAAGCCGCCTTCGCTCTTCTCAAGGATCTTCGATTTGATATCTGGGTCCGCGGCCTTCGCCACACCGATGAGCGTCTGGGAGGAAGTGGCGATCCTGGTCGCTAGGAAGGACATCGCCCAGTTGATGAAGCGAAGCTCTCCGATGCCAGGTTTGATCAGACTGATCGGCCAGGAGTATCCGGGCTGGCGGTGCCAATCCAGAAGCGTGAACGGCCAGCCGTTCGGCTCGGCCCAGAACGGGATCGGCCACTGGCATGACATGAACATGGACTGCGGGACACCAGACTCGTCCACCTCTTCCTGCAACATGGCCGGCGGAGCGTTGAGCGGAAAGTCCACGCCTTCGGCCACAACGATGTAGCAGTTGGGGCCAAGAGCATCGAACTTGCCGCGCAAGTCCTTCTCGGCGTCCTTCAGTCGATCCCCAAAGCCGGTCTTGGAGTAAATCTCCCAGTAGCAGATGAGGTCGTTGGTCTTGCCCGTACGCTTCTTGTGTTCGTAGCCGCGGTCGCCCTGGTCGGCGCGGGAAGAGTAGGATTCGATGTGCCCCTTCATGTCCTCTCGGGACAAGCCGAACTTGGCGGACACCTCATCGATGGGCTGGATCCGCTTACGGGCAACCCAGCGGATATCCTCAAACTCATCAGCATCCGGATCCCAGACAAGGTTGTCGATGGAATCGTAGAAGGATCCGGCGAACCTGACTGCCGAGCCGGGCGGCTGGTACAGCTCATGCCACCACACGCCCGCGCCCTTGATGAACGCCTCATCGACCACCTTGCGGGTGTGCCGCTTGAGATCCAGTTCATTGGGCGTGTAGTTCAGGTAGTCTTCCAGCAGCCTGGCGATGAGCTTGCGCCGCTCATACAGCATGCCCTGCTGCTCAACGGCCTGCTGGTAGGCCATCATCATCGGGTCAGGCATCATCACCGGCTGGCCGTCTGGGCCGATGATCGGCTGGCCATCAGGGCCCATCTGCGGCACGGGAGGCTGCGGCTGCACGCCCAGGAGCGCCGGCCCGATGACCGGGTACTCCTTGGCCGTCACAGTCCGCTGGGGGTTCCGGTGGTGGATGACCGAGCCGAAGAGCGTGACGGCCTCAAAAACACGGTTCACCACCATCCGGAACGGCGGCGGGTCAATGCCCTTGTTGTAGCCCCGCTCGCCACGCGCATGCTCGTTGGCCCACATGGCGTTCGGGTCGGACGAGTAGAAGCCCATGGCCTCCTTGGCATCGTCCGAAAAGACCTTCTTGTGCTTCTCTCCCTGCTTGATGCACTCCAGCCAGCGCTTGGCTATCGGGCGCAGAGGGTTTTCGTCAGACATGGCGTCTCCTACTGACTAATGCCCTCACTTGGCCTTTTTGGGCTCCAGGGCCTCCAGCTTCTTCTCCAGCAGGGCCAGCCGCTCGGAAAGCAGGGAAATCCGGGGATCCTTGGGGCGATGCTCCCAGAAGCCGTACTTCTTCCACTCCGGGAACTCATTCACCCCTTCGTCCGTGACATGGTGGACCGAGGGCTTGATGCTCACCCCAGCCTCCCCAGACATGGCGTACAGGGTCACCGTCCTGGACGCCGCCTTGCAGACGATGGCTGGCACATGCGGGGCGCCTTCATGGGTCTGGAACAGGACGATCTCACCAACTTCCGCCTTCGGCATCTCGTAACTCATCGCTTAATACTCCCACTGGGGGCTAGGAAAATACACGGGTCTTCGGACTTCCGTTGTCTCATCAGACGATTGGCATGCCACTTCACCCACCACGGCTCTGGGCCAACCTGCGTCGGCGGCCGGTGGTACTTGGGTTCGTAGGCGCAGAGGTACTCCGCGGTCTGGCAGGCGTGAACCTCGCCCCGCGTCTGCGGCTCGTCGGTCACGTAGACCTGGCCGTTGACGGTGGTGGTCTTCTTGCGATACCGCTTCAGCTCCCGAACGAGGTTCGGGCAGCCACCTTCCAGGATTTTGAACTTGGTGGTCCCGTCACCGCGGATGTGCATGTACTGCCGCACCATGGCCGTGCGGGCCGGGATGTCATCGGATCCCGGGAGGAACTGGTGGGCCGTGAGGGCGAAGCGGAGGTTCCGTTTCTTCAGCTCCTCGGAGTACATCTCATGGGGCAGGCGGCCCGAGCCCAAGTCCCGGAGGGCACCGCCGTGCATGTCCATGATGGCGGCGTAGATGTACTGGTTCTGAGCCTTGGCAAAGAACTGCTCGCCCCAGATCAGGGCATTGCAGTTGCGGATGTACAGTTCGTCATAGAAGAGGATGAACTTCTCATCCGGCGGGACCGCAGCGAACAGCGTAGCCATGACGGCATGGCCGGGGTCAATCGCCACGTACCGCGTCCAGTCCGCCGGGATCTGACCGTCAGGAAGTTCCGAGCGGCCCATCATGTGGACCGACGCATTGAACGTCGGGTACATCAGCGTGGAGCCGGTGGTGAACTCACCCTCGGCTCGCATCTTCAGTTCGTCCTGGCCGAGGGCCGCCCACCGCTCCAGGTTCTTCTTCTTCTCTTCCTGGTCGATGTGGTCGTTGTCCAAAAAGCGCAGGACGAACTTCCGGATGATCGGGTCTTGGACACCATCTTCCTCGGCGCGGTCGGCCCGCTCGCACAGGCCAAGCAAGGCATCATTCTTGGACCACGGCATGGCCGACCACACAAAGCGGCCTTTGCGATCCGAGAGGCGGGCCTGCATTTCGCCCACCCACCGCTCGTTGTTGATGTCCTCATCGATATGGACGAGGTCTGCCTGGAAGCCCTGCGGCGGCTCGCCCTCGGAAGAGAAGCAGTAGATCGTCCAGCCGTTGGTCAGGTCCGCCTTATTGAGATAGCCTGCGTTCTTCTGCGTCCACGCCATGTCTTTGATCATCCGTGGCGGGATCAATGGGGGAGCTGGCTTGGACTCGTCCTTGCGGTGACCATCGCTCGCCGGATTGAAGGCACGCCAGGCTCCGGTCACTTCATCACGGATAATCCGAAACGCCCCGGCTTTGAAAAGCATGGGATAGACCACCATGCCGATGTGCTGCCAGTTCTTGCCGATGATTACCAAGTTCCCGTTTTCTTTTGGGTACTTGGCGTGCGGATCCTGGCCTGTCGCCGCGCGCGCATCTTCAATGAACGTGCATGCACTTTTGCCGCTACGGTTGCCGCCGATGACCAGACGCTCGCTCGCTCGGCAGGCATGGAAAGATTCCTGTTTCGGCATCGGAACCCAAAGCCGCAGGGCCTCCAGACGGCGCTCTGTGAGAGCGGCCTGAACGTCCTTCATCTGCGTCAGGGCGTGCTGCGTGAGCCCGCCTATCGGCCCGTCAGCCTTCGGAGGCGGTGGGATCTTCGGGTGTTTTCGCACGCTCGTTCATCTGCTGGATCGTTGGCGAAGACCATTCGCCGCAATAGTCATTCCGCGCTACCGCCGGGAAGCTCACCACCGGGGGCATGCGATGGCATCGCAGCAAGTCCGTCTGTGGTATGACCTCCGACCAGCGGCAAGTTCGGCACACTCTGTCCATCAATCACCTCAACTTTTAGACCAGCCACGCCCAGTTTCGGCCGGCATGGATCAAGGAAATGGCTGTTTGCGACACCCCGAACCACCTCGCCAGGAAAGTGCATGGCCCGCCGTGACTGCCCCGCACTGGAGGATTCCGCCGCAGGAAAGCCTTAATGCACCGCACCTCTGGCTCAGTTAGCTTGACCGTGCTGCTCCGCGCTCCACGCATGGACCGCCCTTTAGCGGCCTTGTCGGCCATGTTGTCGGCAGGAGTCCCCAAGAACAGGTGTTTTGGATTCACGCATATCGGGTTGTCGCAGCGATGGCAGACAAGCATGCCGTCCGAAATCTCCCCATTAAATTCGGCGTATGACACGCGGTGCGCATAGCGAGTGCGACCCTTGTCACTTATTGCCCCATAGCCTGTATTGAATCGCCCGCCCTGCCATTCCCAGCAACCGCTGTCTGCGACTACGGACTTACTGACCAGCCTCTCCTTAACAGACTTCCTCATGGCTCCCGGTTTGCTCCTCCACCGACCGAATCCTCAGGCGCCGTTTGGGTCGCGCGGTCTACATAAACCACAGTTTGCTGCTCGGGGGCGGGGATCTGAGGCGCGGGAAGGCCCGGCACGCTCTCCACCACATTGACATGCTGCATGCTCATGGCCGCCTCAAGGACTTGCCGTCGCAGCTCGGCTTCCAGTTCCTCTTCGGTCATTAACTCCAATGGCTTCTTGGCACCTCCCATAGCCGTGTTTCCCACAACTAAGCGAACGACGGTGTCAAGCATCTTTGTGCGGAAGGCACCGCCGACTGGGGCTTCGTAAAATTGTTTCAGGAATGCGTTTGCGAACCCACGGACGCCGCCGAAGTAGTCCATGAGGATCTCAAGGAGCTCCGACGAGTGCGGGATGTTCGCACCGCCAAGCCGGGAGGCTTTGACGAAAGAGTCGATGGCCGACTTCTCAATCCTGGCCAGCCGCTTGTTGCGGACCTGCTTGCGCTCACCCTTGAGCTTGTCGTTCCGGCAGCGACGGCACCGCGCGTGCAGCCCATCCTTGGACTTGTGAAAGTTCTCGGTGGTGGCGGGATACGATGTCCCGCACTGAATGCAAGTCTTATACGTTGACACTCTTCAGCCAGGCCGGCGGCGAGATGTCTACCAGCTTCACGCCTGGATCGACGTTCGCCTCCCAGCATGCCTTCATCTTGCTGCTGATGTCCTTCGCCGCCAGCACCTGCGGCTTGCCCACACACTTCGGCTTCCAATGACCGGCCCAGGCGTCCCAGTTGCAGTACACGGGGCTGTATCCCAGCTTCTGGGAGCCGACCATGGACAGGTCGCGGGTCATTGTCACATCTTCAGTGGAAGCCTTCTCAGCGCAATACTTGTCCTTCCACTCGTAAAAAAACCACGGCTTGTCGGCTTCGCTCTTGGGTTCCGTAAGGTCGAAGCATCGCATGTCGTACATGATCAGCCCGGTCGGCAGCGCGGCGCACTCCTGGATGCCGGCCATCTTCACGGCCGTGTGGCGGTCGTACATTTCCAGTTGGTAGTCGGGGTTCGGGTTGTCTGAAGCCCAGTTGTTCCACCGGAAGACATACACGCACTCCTGCGGCGGGGGACCGCAGTATGGGGCACCGATGCAGCACGGCCCCTTGTGGTAGTGGTTGATAAGAAAGTCCAGGCTGCTCTTGAAGAACGGCTGGGAGCCAGGATGGCCGGCGAGCATGTCCGGCTTCATGTCGCTGTCCACCATCACCAGAACGTCCACGCCGTACTCCCGAGCCTGAATGACAGCCCGGTTGCGGGTCATGGTGATGGGCGTGTCTGACAGGTTCCAGACGCGGATGCTGCCCACGCGGTCATCCTTGGAGAGGTCAAGGACTACGGGGATCATCCACTCCCGAATGTCAGGGACTTCGGAGGAGATGCCGCCGTTGCCACCGTAAGAGAAAGTAACGATGCCGACGTTGAACTTTTGCTGCATATGTCACCTCGGGGGATAGGTAGACAAGTTTACACTAGTGCGCCGCCGGATGCAACTATATCTGCTGCATCATTGAGTAGATGCGGCGGTTGGCCGGGGACATGGAGGCCAGCCACTGCTTGTTGGCCGGCGAATTAATCGCCGCCATATGCGCGGCTCGCGACTTCTGAAGCTGGTCGGCCTGATCAGTGGGCTGGCCACTGGCGGCCTGGTTGGCGGCGCTGACCCTCGCCAGCGTGTCGGGGGCAGTCTTGCGTTGAGGCAGCTTTGGGTTGGCGGCGTCTATCGCTCGCTTCTGGCTCAGCGACCAAGCGTCCATGTTGGACATCATCTTGTTGTGGTCGGCAATCGACTGCTGCTGCCCGGGAGCAGTCTTGCGCTCATGGGCCATCCACTTGGCATGCTCGTCACGCAATGCCTGGAGCTGCTGGTCGGTGTACATGCCAGACTTCTGGGCCTCTGGCATGAGCTTGTTGAACGCAGCCTCGTACCCCTGCCCGTAATTAGATCGCCCCGAAGTCGGCTGCATGACGAGGGATTTGTACTGTTGCAGAAGGTCCGGGGGCGGCTTCTGCTGCGGAGGAGCCGGCGGGGCGGCTGGCGGCTGACCCATGTATCCGCCGCCACCGTACGGCTGGCCGTACGGCTGCTGGGCGTACGGGTTCTGCCATCCCTGCTGAACCATGTCGCCGGCCTGGCCCCACATCTGCATGGGGTTGAACTGCGGCTGCTGGCCCCACGTTGGCGGCGGTGCCCCCTGGCCCTGGTACACGCCACCGTTGGCCATGTACTGGCCCATCTGGTCGTTGGCCGTCTGGATGAACGCATCCCGCTGCTGGTAATACTGATTCGGGTTCATCTGCCCGAACGGCGTATACATGGACTGCGTGAACGGCGGCTGCTGGCCATAAGGCGTGCCCTGCGACTGCGGCTGGATGGGTTGGGCCTGGCCGGGCCGGAATGACTTTGGCGATCCGGCCTGCTGCCATGCCTGCTGGGCGTCGGGCGAGTATCGACCAGGGCTATTCATCCAGCCCATGTAATCGAATGAGCCATCCTGCTTCTGCCAGGAGGGCTTCTGCGACTGCGGGGCGGAACCTCCAGACATGCCAGTCCGGTTCCAGTTGCCCCAGTTTGAAAACGCCTGCTGCGAACGCTTGCCCTCGTCAGTTTGCATGTACTGATCATGGGGCATGCCTTGATATTGCGGCGACTTCTGCCAAAGCATCAGCTCTCCTCCACTATTTGATCAACGCCCATGCCGGTGTCTTGCATCATCCGTAGCCGAAGCATGTCCAGGTACGGATTCTCTCCACGCACCTCTGCGATGAGCTGGCGCAGGTAGTCCAGGTTTTGAATCGCCGGATCGTTCATTTTCTAGAAAGTGGAAAAGCCTCTGACCCGGTTGCCCAGATCAGAGGCTCCCCCCTAGCCCCAAACAGGGCATGTTCAATACCGGGTCTGGAGGATCGCCAGGACGTTCGTCCCGGTGGTCGCACCTGCACTGCACGCACGGCCCAGCACGCCGATGCCGTTGTCGTTGGCACCAGCGGTCGAAGCCGACAGCGGCGACGGCGTCACGCGGCCGGCGGTGGAGCTGGTGCTGGCAGCGGCCGTGATGGCCGACAGCCGGTTACCAACCGCCACATCCGTGCCCGAGAGCGCCACAGCGACCTCAGTCGGACCCGACACCGTCACCCAGAACACATCGTTCACAGCCACGCCGCCGGCCGGGAGGTGTTCGTCCACAACGCCCACCCGCTCCTCGTTCGCCACGTTGACATAGCCGTCAACAGCCGAGAAGACCGAGGGGCCGGCAGTGCCGACCGCAAACCGCACCAGACGCTTCGGAGCGAGAGCGACACTGGCCGCATTTCGCACCGCCACGCAGGTCTTCACCCGATTCGACCGCACGCGGCCGGTGTTCGGATCAACGTCAGGAAACTGCTTCAATACCCCAACCCAGTTCTGGCCGTCAGCGGTGGAGCTGACGCCCAGCGTCTGACCAAGGGCGAACGGCGGATCAATCAACAGACTCATGTTTCACTATCTCCTTGGTTTCAGACAACGAGCTTGAAGAAGTTACGCGGGCTCTTGAACTTGAGGTTGCCGAGCGTGGACACCACGTAGCGGTACTGCTGCGTGATCTCGTCGTAGAACGGACCCTCAGAGGTCATCAACTGACCTTCCATGCAGAGGAGTTCGATGTTGCCCGTCGCCAGACCGTAGCCGGTGTTGGCAGGAACACTCACCTCGCTCCCGACCTCCACGCCGTCGAACTCAAACACATCCGTGAAGCCGTAGCTCCGCAGACCGTTGGTCCGGCTGACGATGACACGCTCCTTGGCGTCCAGCGTGTTGAGGAAGTCGATGTACAGCCGCCGGTCCAGGAGAACCATGTCGATCTGGTCTTCCTTGGTGTCGTTCCGGCGGGTCTGATGGATCGCCTCACGCAGGGCCTTGGAGCAGTTGTCCTTCCAGGTCGAAGCCCCGAAGTACGAACTGTCCGCGTTCACAATCACCGGGCTGAAGAAGTCGAATTCCGGATCGACATCGCCGTTCGGCCACATCGACACGCCGTCCGCCGAGCCGCCGTACGCACCGAGGACGGTCGAAAGACCGGCGTAGGTGTCGTTCGGGTAGTAGAACGGGTCAGCCGTGTTGGCCGAGCGGGCCGTGGCACCAGCCAGAGTGGCGTCAATCGTCTGGGTCGCGCCCATGAACGATTCGATGCCGTGGAACCGCAGCTCATTGCCGGCCGCATAACCGTCCTGCACCCACTCCCTGGCCAGGTACTGCTCCATCGAAGTGAGCAGACGGCTCGCCATTTTCCCGGCCACGTTCACAAGAGCTTGAGCCGAGCGGTTCTCCAGCATTTCCTTCTTGTAGATGGCATCGGTGACCTGGGCCCCCCGATACTCCAACTCTAATTTCTTCCAGAGATTCTCGCGGGCGAAGCTGCGAGGAGTCTCACCATTATTCCCAGAGGGATTGTGGTTCCGGTACTGGATTTCCCAGTCGAAGCCACGGCCACTCATGTTGGTGCGGATACGGCCCGCACCCTCAAGGGCAGCGAAGAACTTAAACTTCCGCAACGACGCAATCTCTTCCTCACGGAGATGATTGACAATCGTCGTTGCAATGGAACGAGCCCAGTCGGTCGAACTGCTCATCAGATCACTCCATCGTTAACGAGTTGGCCGCGAAGCCTCTCTTCAAAAGACATCCGCTGGCGAGGTGCCCGCGGCTCAGTGGTTCCAGCACTACGGTTGGGGGTTCGGGTCGCACGTTCCCGAAGGAACTGCATGTTGCTCTCCGCCACGGGGTCCGAGGGCGGGGCAGCCGGCTCGGCATAGCCCTGCGGCATCTGCGGCGGCATCGGCTGCGGCACGGGAGCCTGCTGCATCTGCTGATAGCGGACGTTCAGGAGATCACGCTGGAGCATGCCTGTCGCAAACTTCCAACGAGCTTCCGGAGAATTGATTCCAAACTCCGAAGCCTGCTGGATATACGCCTGAATCGCCTGGCCTTCCCGCGAGATGTTGCCCGCCTCGTCGTAGAGCCAATCCGCGTTCTGGCGTTCCAGATCCTGGACATAGTTCTGCGCCTGGTACTGGCCGAGGTGCTGTTCGACCAGCTCCTTGGCCTTCTGCATGGCAACGTCTTCGATGAACGGCTTCAGCGTGTTCTCGGGATCCGTGACGAACTTGCGAGCGAAGTTCGCCGTGTAGTCCTGGTACTTCCGCAGAGCCTGCTGGGCTTCGTACGGGGCGTTGGGGTCAATGACCTCCTTGCCCGTCTGCGGATCGCGGATGATGTAGGACTTGTAGGTTTCCTCAACCGAAGGCGGATCCCAGAACTTCTTCTTTGGCTCCGGCTGCGGCTGCGCGGCAGCGAGTTGCGCTGCCTGCCACTTCTCGTATTCGGACTTGTTTCGCAGATACTCATTCGCCTGCGGAATGAGGTTCTGGTACTGACTGAGGATCCGCTGACTCTCCAGGTAGCCCTGCCGCGAGCGGTACAGGTCTTGGGCGATAGCCAGATCATCGGCGCCCGAGAACTCTGGCAAATGGCGGAACGCCGAGAACGGACTATCGAAGCCGCTTGAGGCGTTGCTATCGGAAGGCGCTGCTGCTGGGGCCTGCGCGGCCACCTGGCCGTCAGATACAGGCGCTTCGGAAACTGTTTCGGGCGAGAGTTCTTCAGACATTGTCGCTTTGGCTCGCTGGGGGGTGGTGGCCTAACGGACTAATGCCTTCACCAGACGGGTTTTGTTCCAGGTAAGGCTGAAACCGATAGTCCACCGACTTAGTGCGATCCAAGTACGCCACAAGCCCAAGCAAAACAGCCTTGTTTTCTAGACACTTGCCGAGCGTCGTATTGCAGGGCTCGCAGAGGACTCCGCGTACGGCGCCGTCAGCGTGGCGATGGTCAATGAACTTGTGCGAACTCTTCTCAAGCGGTTTCTTGCAAGCCTCGCACCGCGACTGCTGAAGCATCTCGGCCACCCTATCACGCGACAGGCCGTATTTGTTGGCCCGCCGCACAACCCTGTCGCAGTCCTTGCAGTAGGTGCGCAATCCATCGCCAGAAGTGGCGTGCGCGTAGAACGCACTTGCCCGATGCGTAAGGCCGCACATGACGCACTTCTTGGCCGCCGGACTGCGCGCTTGTCCGGCAGATCGGAAGCGTTGCTTGCTGGCTGCCTTGCTGGCATTCATGCAGGTCTTGCATGATGAGTGCAGTCCCAAGCGTCCGCTGGCGTTTCCGTAGAAGGCCGACAGCGGCTTCGACTCGCCGCAGCGACCGCACGCCTTGGAGGATTCAACGATCAGACAGGCATCTCCTATGAACACTTGTTCACAGGACTAATGCCCTACCTACTCCAGCCTGCGGCTCGCCTCACCGATGCCAACCCATGTTGCAGGCATGGCCATCTCTTGGCCGAATAGACCGCCCGCTCGCAGTGCATGGGCTGCGCGGGCCGCTGGCGCTGCGGCTCTCAGTCCCTTGGAGAGATGGCGGATTGCGGCCGTGGCTCCGGTGACGGGGTCTGCGGCGGCCTCTAGCGCATAGCCAGCCATGTCGGTCTTCCAGTTGTCCGGAAAGTCGAAGTCTTCCTTCAGCACTTGCGGGCCTTCGACAATGCCTTTGTCCGGAAGTTGCGGCAGGGCGGCGCCTGGGTTGCCCTTTGTCTGAAACATGAGCGTATGGTTGAACGGAATCTTTCCGACCAGATCACGCTCCGCGGCCCACGCCTCATTGGGATCCTTGCCCTGGACGGCATTCCAAAGACCGCCCGTCGCTTTGTTGGCTACGTGCGGAGCGTTCTCGGCCGCCTTATCCAAGTCCCAGGCGGCCCGAGCGGTGTTCGCTGCCACAGAGAACGGGGCCTGCACCACATCAAAGGCGTTGCGGAGCGGCATCCCTGGAGAAAGCATGCCACGCTCCCGGTAGGGCGAGCGGTCGATGTCATCAAACTTCAGCTCTCTGCCGACCACATCCCGCATGTAGCCTTCGCCCGTCATGCTGCTGACGGTGGGCTCACGGTAGATCACCGCCTGGTTAAACCCCGGAGCGTCCTCTTCCTGGATCTTCTGCAACCGCTCCATCAGGGCGGCGTACTTGAGCTTCTGCTGGTACTCCTCATCGGTGAGGATCTGATGGCCCAAGACCCCGGGGTGGTTGGCCACCACGCTCAACATGGAAGGGTAGGGCTGACGCGGCATCTGCGCCGTTTCGTCCATTGCCTGCTGGATGCGGTCGTAGATGTCGGCCATTACTGGTTGAGCCTGTTGATGAGATCGTCTTGGGACATGATGCCAGTGGCTACGGCCGCGCCTACGCCACCTTCAATGAGACGGCGGCGCATTTCGTCGGACATGATGTAGCGACGGCCGGGTGGTGCGGATTGCGAGGTGCCAATAGGCTCCAGCTCACGCACGTTCTCCCACGCATTCATCGCCGCGGCGTCACGCTCCGCAAGCCGCATGAGTCCCGGCATCAGGTTGGCGGATGGGCGTCCCGATTCCTCCAAGGAACGGGCGAGCTGCTCCGCCTCTTCCATGATTGTTTCTGGGAACAGGTTGTCGGAGATCGCCCGCGCAAGCTGTCTGTAGTGCGGATGCACATCTGGCGGGAGTCGCATCCTTGCGTCCGCTGCTATCTCGGCAACTTCCGTGCGGACCTGATTGCGGTAGTCCGACTGGCTGGGAGCGGTCGGCGTGTCATCGGTCAGCCCGCCCATCTTCCTGCCTAGTCGCTCCAGCGCGCCGGGCACTACCTTGCCGTACAGGTGCTGAAGATGATCCATGTCGCCGCCAGATATCGCCGCCGCCCTTGGGCTTACGACCTCTATGGCGCGATGCCCCTGCCTGGCAGCCTCTAAGGCAAGCCGTTTGATCAGCAGGTCGCTCCATGTGTCTTCAATTGCGAACGGAAGCTGTCGCCGGAAAGGCTCGCCAGCAATTTCTCCATCATCCCCAAGATTGAATCGCCATCCGGCTGCACGCAGCGCATCTTGGTAGTCTGCGTCCGATTCTGTGCGGCCCTGCCGCGGCGCTCTTTCCTTCTGGGACTTAATGTTGTAGTTGTTGATGTCAGACTGTATTTCGTTGATTCGCAGCGCATCGCCATGAGTGTCAAAGCGAGCGTGCCCAACAGTTCCTGCGGCAGCAGCCCGCCTGGTTTCTTTACTCGCAACGTCCAGTGGGTTGCCTGGGTATTCTGGATCAAAGTGGTGGGGCCGCGGCAAGTCCCGCGCTGGGTTCGACGGGTCGATTAAAAGCAGTTCTGAATACTTCTCTCCTCCCTGGCCGTAGTTTTCAAACCGTGGCCTGCCGTGCGACACACCAGAACCGATAGGCGACGGTGCGTCCGAATGAACCGGATCTATAGTCGGATTAAAGCTGAAAACTTCCGGAGATTCATACACGGGCGGCGTTTCTATTGCCGCCGGATTCCCGCCTAGCACAACTTCCTTGTGCGTGTACACCGGGCTGCGTTCTTTGACGGCCTGGAGCAGCTCTTCCCGAGATACGGCCGGGCGTTGGCCGATCACGGAATCCAGGTCCACGGCCTTTAGTTCCCACCCGGGAACGCCGTCCTTGTAGCGTTTCAGCAGGCCAGGGAGTTCCTGCGTGCGGACGTTCTCGGGCATGGCCTGGATGGCACGCTCCAGGCGGGAGTAGATCCCGGGGCCTGGGTTGTAGGTCAGGAGGCCGGCGATAACGCGGCCGGCATCGTCAGGTTTGGCCATTCAGCAGTTCCATGCGCGCCTTGCCTTTCGTAGCCGGCTTTCCGGATCGGCGGCAGCCTCTGGCCACATCTTCATCTGACCGGCGCTCCTGGCACAAAACGAGTCTCGCCTGGGGCCGCCTTGTGGCTGCGGCGGCTTGAGATTGGCGCCATGCTCGCGGTTGTAGGCCGCCCGACCGCGGGCATTCAGGCCACCGTCAGGATCTTGGCCTTCCTTGCGAGTCCATGCGTCGGACTTCAGCCTGCGGATCTTGTCGCCTTCAGCGTCCATCAGTCTTCTTCATAGTCCCACAAAAACCAGAACGGGTTCACGCACGGATCGCTCACTTCTCCCAGCGAGAGCTGTAGAAGACGCCGTTGGCACGGTCCTCGGACTCCCTGGACGCTCGCTGGCGGCGCTCTTCAATCTCCTGCTGCATCTGGAGCCGCTTGAGCAGGGCATCCTGGCGAATGCGCTCCAGTTCCTTCTCATGCTCCATGCGGCGCATTTCCCGCATCTGGGCTACGCGGGAGTCGTTCTCGTCGGAGAGGGCGCCTTGCACCTGATTGGCCATGCCAGCCAGGTGGCTGCCGAGCTGGGCGTTGTGGGCGGCGGCCATGTTGTACCCACCGCGGACGAAATCCGAGCCGTCTTCGTACATGATTCCTGATCCTATGACTGTTGGCTGAACTGACTGCCTGCCACCCGGACGCCGTGGTGGCCGCTGGGGAGGGCGACCGAATCCCTGGAGGGCGTTGGGATCCTCGGGTGCGAGGAAGGGATTGCCTTCTTCCTCATCGTCCGGATTGAAGATTGCGTCTCGCATAGGCCCCCTATCGACAAGTGCCTTCAAGACGCCGATTGCGTTTCCTTGCCCCACTTCCCCACGGGGCATTCCTGGTCCGCCCATGAGAGCTTGGAGATGTACTTCTTGGTGCGGCTGACCGGACACCCGCATTTCTGGCAGGAGTTGTCCTTGAAGAACTCGCACCCCTGGCAGATGTCATGCCGCCGTAGGATCTCGGCGTCGGAGGCCATGGGCATCCCCGCAGCCACATGCTTGGCCGATGCGACGGCAAAGTTCTTCACCTTGGTCAGGAACGATGGGGCGTCCTCCCTGGCGATAGGCATGACGGGAGAAGCAGGGGTCGGCTGGCCATCGCACGGCCGCTCCTGCAAATCCCCTTGCTCGTCGTAATATTTTTCAATGCAGGCCATATCAGTCGATTGTCAGCGTGGAGGTGGCCGAATCGTAAGTTCCGGTGGCGGTAGTTCCGGTCAGCGTCACCGAGGCGTAGGTGTTGACTGTCGGGCCATCCAGCAGTACGTATTCGGCGCCTGTTGCTGGGTTGCCTGAGAACGCCACCGTCAGCGAACCGCTTGTAAATGTTGCCGACACCGCCAGGCCGCCGGGGTTGCTGATCGGTTCATTGGCAATCACCGTCCCGCCCGTGATCGACAGACTGCCGGTCATGCTGTTTTGGTTGATCGTCAGCGTTCCCGATTCATTGTCGATGCCGCCGGACCCGGACAAATCTTCCACGGTCAGGGAGCCGTTGCCGTCCAAGGTCAGCGTCCCCAGGACGCGCAGTTCGTCCAGCGACTGCGAGGACGGTGGATCTCCCGTGTCATACCAGACGGTTAGCGTCGAATTAAACGCCGTCACGGGCGTGGACGGGTCAATGCCATCGCTGGTTTTTGTGACCCTTAGCGATGTATTGCTCTGGAGCGTCAGGCCGCCGCTGGCGGAGATGACCGTACTAAACCCGCTAACGGCGCTGCCAAACGCAATACGGACTTCTCCGGATGTGTACAGCCCGCCAGGGTAAAAGATTTGCGCTGTGCCTGCGTAGCCTATCGCGCCAATTGTCACATTTTGGTTTGCTGGCGAGAGATTTGTATCGCCGGCCCAGAAGTTTGAAAATTCGACCGTACCGCCCGTGGCAGCCACCAGAGTCACGCCGCGGCGCATGCGGAGAACGCCCCCGGAGAACGTCGCCGTACCGGAAGTGTTGGCACCGCCGATCAGCACCGCCTGCGTGCCGCCCGAGGCCCCCACATCAAAACTTGCAGTCGTATTGACGCTTTGCTCCAAAAGTAACGCCGCGATCCCGCTCGCACCCACAGCCGTGTCCCCGATGGCAACCGGACTTCCGACCGCCGCGGCATTGGCCACCTGCATGGTGCCGCCCTTGACGGTCAGTGTGCCGTTGAAATCCTTGCTGGTGGCGTTCATTCTCCACAATCCGATGCCTTCTTTGACAACGTTGCAAACGTTGCTGCCAGCGGGGTCGCTGATTCGTCGGATTTCGTTGAGGTGCGTGCTGGAGCCGGACAGCGTCAGCGTCCGGTCGCAGGTGCCGGATTGCGTGATGGTGCTTGTCAGGACCAGGGGACCAGATCCATCTGCCTGGATGGTCGCGTCCCAGAACAGCGTCAGGTTGGCGGTCGTAGTCGCCCCAGACCCGGTGTAGACCAGCGTAGTCGCACAGTCCTTGTCGCAGTCACTGAGGCTCCAGTTCAGGCCGTTGCAGGCCGAGAAGTTCAGCGCCTCGGTGGTTGTCTCCACTTCCTCCCAGCAGACAGTCACATCCACGCGGTGGAACGTGGAGCCGCACGGAATCGGTTCGATCTCAAAGCGGTCCCGGCACAGCGGGAAGGTGACCGTAAACGGGCATCGCTTGCCGGGTTGTCCCACGGGCACGCCATGCACGCGGATGGGCGAGTCGGTGGTCCCTGTCACAGTGGCACGGACAGTGCCCTGGAAGGCAGGGGTGCGTTTGTTGTAGGGCTGAATGAAGATCAGCCCGGCCCCAGAAGACTGCTTTGTCTCGCAGCAGTTCTCCGAGAATGGCGACCGGCAATCGCCTTCTCCGGGGCATTCGGTACTACCCAGTCCGCCCCACAGCCCGCCGGCCGCAAAGCAGTCGGCCTGGGTAGTCTGCCCCTGGGAAACACCGTCAACGCAGCACTCCCCGAGACAGCCCGTCTCGCAGGTTTCCGCCGTGTACCCAAGACACAGGGTGGAGTAGGTGATACCGCAGCCCACGTTTCCCGCGGAGTCCTCGCCGCAGCACGCCACCGGACAGCCCAATGAACAGCAGGCGGTGTTCCAGGTGTAGCCCTCGCCTGTGCAGTTGGAGTACACGGTGTCCGTGCATCCGCCGTCACCGTCGCAGCACTGACCAGGGCATTCGCCGTACTCATTCTGAAGCGTCACCGATCCACATTGGGGACAACACAGCGCGGCCAGGACATCCTCGGTTGTCTCCCGGCCACCGTTCAGCTCCGGGTCAAAGAACTCTGGAGGGACGCAGCCACAGCACTCAAGGCTGTCGCCCCAGCGGTGGAACGTCCAGCCTTCTGGGCATGGAGCGTCTGGGTCAGCGTCGGAATGCCAGGTGCCGTTACAGCAGTAGCCTTCCCCGGAGTACCACACGCCACCGCAGCACCCACCCGTACCAGTCTGCCAGACGCCCGCACAGCAGACCCCAGAGCCAGTCTGCCAGACACCGCCGCAACAAGTGCCAGAGCCCGTCCGCCAGGTGCCGTTGCAGCACACCCCGCCACCGACGCGCCAGACGCCCTCGCAGCACACGCCCACCAGGCGGGGATACTCACCGCCGCAACAGTCGGGCTCCGGGGAGTTGCACTCAGAACAGCAGCACGCACACGGCATAGGAAGCCTCCAGACGCCCGATCCTAGTAGACAAGTGTCCACAGGCGTCACGGGAGGCTAGCGGGCGTTAAAACGCACACCAGAGGCTCTGGCGACACGCGGTGGGAAAGTGGAGCGGCGGGCGGGTGGAGGCGGGAATGACCGGGGGAAACATGTGGGGGCCACGGGGGTGAAAAAAGTCAGGAGGGGAATTGACATGATCCTGCGCGGCGACTGGGGGGGCTTGGGGGGCTACCTTTCGGCAAGGCTAACCCTCCAAGCCCCTTTCCCTAAGTCTAGCACTGGCAAGGCTTTCGCCGTTGCTGTCAGTCTACCCTATCGGCTTTCGTTTTCGTAAGGTTGCCAACCGGGGCCGGTTTCAATCCCCGGCCCGGGTTGGCATGCATCGGCTACTCCACCCCAAACCCGCACGCCTCCCGCACCAAATCCCGCACCCCCGGAAGCCCGATTGCCCGGGCGATTCTGTACGCCTTGCCTGCATGCTTGGGCGTCCGGGCGATCCGTTCCACGGCCATTGCAACGGATTCGGGCGTAGGGTTGTGCCGTTGCCGCATCCGCTCCCGCATGGCGATCCGCTCGCCGGTAATCGCACGCCTTGCCGCTCGCCGCTGCCCGGTGCGGCCTTGCCAGTTACTCCGTTCCATAAAGCGGCGCACGCCGCACAGGGCGGAAGCGTGCGCCCCCCGGGGGATTCTGGGCGTGCGGTTCTCAAGCCAGAACATGTAGGCCGTGCTGGCCGCTTCTTGGCATCGCTCCTCCAAGCCCGCACGCTCGCGGGCCGTGCGGGCTTCCGGCATGATCGACCTACGGGCCGCACGCAGGAAGTATTCCCGTACTTCCCCATGATACTCCGCCGGGAGGTCGCCCGGGATGTAAGCCTCACGGGGGAATCGGCATACCATACCTTGCACGTTCAACATGGCCTTATCTCCTTTACATCGAATCCCGGGGAACGCTCCCCGCATGCCATGTACAGTATCGTATATAGGCCGCATGGTCAACAAATAATTCTGCACGCTCGCGGATTATTTTTTCTGGCATCGGCCTATATGACAGCGTAACGCGTGTGGCGTATATGATACGCTTCACGCGGCGAGAATGATACGTTCTCGCCCGCTGCCTGTAGTTATATACTACGGGCAGTGGTGGTCGTACGCTGGCCGATGATATGCGGCCCGCATGCGGGAAAGATTTTGCGAAAGATTTTTTCCTGCGTGCGGCCTATATCATCTTGCGGCCCGCGTGCGGCCCGTGTGCCGGGAGTAAACGGTTTACTTCCTGCGCATGCGGGCAGCGACTGGGTTCGCTTCCGAGCAGGTCGGCGGTGGCACAGCGTAGGGCGAATTGTAAGTCCCGAGCCGAGGCCATGGCACATAACAGTGTCGCCTGCTTGGAAGCGAGTGCAGTAGCAGCCGCAACAAACGGAGGTGCATGATGTAACACCCCGTGATTCAATCCGGCTCCGTGGCCATTGCTGCGGGCGGGTTGCGATTCACGGCCACGGAGCCGCGCAGAAACCTACTGCGCTGGGGGAACACATACTCCCCAAGTCGGAAATAGGGTGCCGGTGCTGATTCCGGCAAGGCCGAAACCTGCCATCGGGCAGGTCTACCCGTGATGCGGGTACTGATGAGGCCA